AAGCTTACAAATGCAGATTTAACACTAATTGCAAATTTAAAAAGACAATCGTTTACACAATTCAAAGATGTTTCAAATACTTTTACAAGAAGATTAACTGAAAAAATATATCAATCTACATTAACCAGTGTAGAGTTTACAGAACTCGAGAAAGATTTAAGACAAACTATAAATGGCATATATGCTAGTGCTGATGATAAAAAAATTAATTCATTAGTTAAAAAAATCAAAAAAGATGAGGTTACAGTTCGAAGATTAGATAAAAGAACTACACAAGGTAAAGTTGTAAGAGCAAGATTAGATAAAAACATACAAACACTACAATCTAAATTTGCTAGAGATAGGGCTGGTGAGAATATGAAAAGGTATGCTGGTCAAATACTTAATGATTCATTAAGGGAATTTGATGCACAACTTAACCTTGCAAAGTCTAAAGATGCTGGTTTAACTTATTTAAAATATCAAGGCTCAAACATACCAACTACTAGAGATTTTTGTAGGCTTGTCAGAACAGGAAAACTTGATATAAGAAGAAATGGACTTTTCACAATTGATGAAGTCAAGAAACTATGGCAACGATCATGGAAAGGCAAGAAAGCTGGTAATCCTTTGATAGTTCGTGGTGGTTATAATTGTCGTCATCAATGGTCATTCGTCAATCCAGATTGGTATGACGATAACGGCAAACTAATAATATAGGAGAAAACATGTCAGAAGAAACAAAAGCAGTAGAGCAAACTACTGAAAAAAAACAAGAAGAAACACCTGTTGTAGAAAAAGCACCAGAGCAAACATTTACACAGGCTCAACTTGACAATATTATTAAATCAAGACTTGAGGCAGAAAAAACAAAACATCAAAGACAACTAGACGAACAAAAGAAAAAAGATGATGAAGTGCTTAAGGAAAAGCAATTACAAGATGCTAAAACAAAAGCTGAAATCGAAAAGCTAATGAAAGAAAGAATAGCAGAAAAAGATCAAGAGTTAATGAATATGAAAAATATGATCAAAAAAGAAAAAATTGATAATTCTGTTATGTCAGTAGCATCTAAAATGAATGCAGTAAATCCTCAACAAATTGTAGAGTTAATGAAAAGCAATATTAAATTGTCAGATGATAATCGTATTGAAATACTTGATAAACATAATAATATTAGGTATAACGACAAAGGAGAACTACTTACGATTGAAGAATCAGTAAAAGAGTTTTTAGATACTAACCCACATTTCTCGAAAGGGTCATTGTCTGGAGTAGGGGAACAGAGTAGTGTCGAAGGTAAAACTGTAAAACCATTTAATATTCAGGACTTAGACATGAGCAAGGCAGAAGATCGTCAGAAGTATGCAGAGTATCGCAAAAAAAGAGATTCAAGTCCTGTTCAAATAAACTTAACAAATAACAAATAATAGGTAAATAAAATGGCAAATGAAACAACATCGTCAACGGTATCAGAACTATACACTGAAATCGTTGCAGAGGCATTGTTTGTAGCTAGTGAAGTTTCTACAATGAGACCACTTGTAAAAAACTATGCTATCGCTGGTGGTGGTAAGTCAGTTGAAGTTCCGATCTATGCAGCAGTTTCGGCAGCAGCAGTAAGTGAGGCATCTGATTTATCTAACACAGCAATCAATCCAACATCAGTATCAATTACTGCATCAGAAAATGGAATTATGACAACATTAACTGATTTAGCAAGAAACTCTGCACCAAGAAATGTTGCAGCAGACATAGGTAAATTGTTTGGTGAGGCGATTGCAAAAAAAATAGACACAGACTTAACTGCTTTATTTGATGGATTCTCAACATCTATCGGTGGTGCTGGTCAAGAAGTAACTGTTGATAAGCTTTTCCAAGCATCAGCAACTTTAAGACAAGCAGCAGTTCCTGCAGGTTACTCTTGTGTTTTAAATCCAAAAGTAGCTTACAATGTTAAAAAAGCATTAACTAATACTTTCGTAAATCCAAATCCTAATGACCTTACAAACGAGGCATTAAGAACAGGATACATCGGAACTATTGGTGGTGCTAGAATCTTTGAAACTTCTAATGTTGATGGTACTTCTGATACAGACAACTGTAAAGGTGGTATGTTCCATCAAGATGCTTTAGGTTTAGCTATGATGCAAGACCTAAAAATTGAAACTCAAAGAGACGCATCGTTAAGAGCAGACGAGATCGTAGCAACTGCAGTATATGGAGTTGGCGAACTACATGATTCTTATGGTGTAGAGATATTAGGTGAGTCAGTAATCAACTAATGACTACTTTTCTATGGCGAGGAAACTCGCCATAGGATATAAGGAGATATTATGGATATAAAATTGACAAATGGAAAAAAGACTATTGTTAGAAGTAAAATACAATACGAGGCAAATATAAATCATTTTAATGCAAGAGGATTCAAACCTGTAAAAGAAACAAAAGAAAAAATAGACAAAGTTGTAGAGTTAAAACCAAAAAAGAGGAAATATGCTAAAAAAACTAAAAAAGAAAATTAAAGAAATTTTTGATTGGATAATGGGTATTAGATAATGGCTAATTATACTGGTGCAAATGTAATTAATGCTGGGGATGTATCAAACTATCAAGCAGATATTTATGAGTTTGGTTTTTCATCTACATCATCTGAAGTAACTTTTTTTATTGCAGAAACAACAAATGATATTTTAAGAGAGTTGCGTATTCGTTGGTGGCCAATTTATAAAACAAATGTTTATACAGACATCACTGTTTTAAATACTGCAGAAATGGTTGACACTAAAGTTAATTTAGATCAGTTCAAAAGGGCTGGAGCATTTTTATTTTTATATAAATTTTTTTTACCAACAATAACAAAGTTTAGACCAGAGGCAGATAAAGATAGATTTGAAAGAATGATTGAGTTTTATAGAAGTGAATTTAACAATGAGTTTCAAGCTATTTTAGAAGATGGTGTAGAATATGATACAGATGCAAGTGGAACAATTTCTGTAAACGAAAGAGAATCTTTACATGGAAGTAGAAGATTAACTAGATAATGTTAAGTGCAAGAGTAACTTCTAATTTACCAAAGGTCAGAAAAAGATATAATAATTTTTTTAGAAGATTTCCAAAAATTGTTACAATGGGTTTAGAACAAGCTGGTGTACAATTAAAAGAAATTATTCTTGACAGAACTGACAGAGGTTTGGATTTTAATAAGAGAAGATTTGTACCTTATAGTCCGTCTTATGCAGAAGAAAAAGGTAAAACAGTAGTTAATTTACAAGACACAAATGACATGTTGCAATCTATTGATAGCAAATTAAGAAATAAAAACCAAGTACAACTTTTTTTTAGAGAACAAACACAAGCAAAAAAGGCATTGTTTCATCAAAAAGGATTAGGTAAACTACCAGAAAGAATATTTTTTAAGTTTAATTTAAAAACAGAAAAGCTTATAAGAAGATCGTTTGAGCAGTTTATGAAAAAAGAAATTAAAAGGTTAAAGATATGAGCAAGAGAGAAGATATAGCTAGTCATATTGTTACCACAATTTTAGCAATTTCTAGCCCAAGTGTAAAGAAATGCACAAGACAACCATTTCCATTGGAAGAACTAGCAGAATCACAATATCCAGCAGTGCTTGTACAAACACAAGAAGAAACTAAAGAAGATCAAGAACTAGGGGATGGTGCTAAAACAAGAATAGCTACATTAGAATTTTTAATCACAGGATATGTTAAAGGTGTAGAAAGCAATATAGATACTGCAAGAAATAATTTAGCAAGTGCCATTGAAACGCAACTTGAATCTGATATAACAAGAAACAACAAAGCATTAGACACAGAAGTTATAAGTTTAGAAACTGATGCTGGTACACTCTTTCCATACGGTGCTATTAGTATGGTTGTTAGAGTTATTTATGAACATGAAAGTGCAACACCATAGGAGTTAAAATGGCAGATAAGAATTTAGACAAAATAGAAAAAAAATTAGATAAAATAGAAGATTCAATACAAGACATTAGAGAATTGATCGAAAAACATAGAGAATACGATGACGATAATGTTGTTGACGATGAAGATGATCAATGGGAAGATGACGAAGATATTGACGAAGAGGAAGAAAGATAGTAAAAAGTATTATGGCAAAAGATATTAAATTATACAAAGATGGTCATGAAGTAATTATCAATGAAACACAACTTGATAATTTTTTAGAACTTGGCTATAAGCAAGAAGAAAACAAATCAAAACCAAAAAAGGAAAAGGATAACAAATGGCAACACATCACGGAAAAGAAGGAGTCGTAACTGCTGGTGGAACTGGTGTTGGGGAACTAACAGGTTTCACATTAGAGACTACTGGCGATGTTGTAGAAGATACAGCTTTAACAGATGCAACTAAATCATTCGTAGCTGGAAGAACATCATTTTCAGGAACTTTAGAAATGCATTATGATGAAACTGATAGTCCACAACAAACATTAACTGCTGGAAGTTCAATCTCTTTTGTTTTGTTACCAGAGGGAAATAGTTCAGGAGATGAAAGTTTTACTGGCACAGGAATTATAACAGGAATGTCAGTTACTAATGGTATGGACGCAATCATTTCAAGATCAGTTACATTTCAAGGTACAGGAACATTGACAAGAGGTACAGTCTAATAAGACTTTATGAAGTTAATAGATTCTGCTAAATCTCATTTTGAGTCTTTAGGTGTTCAGCACATGGAGATTGAAGAATGGAAAGATGAATCTGGTAATCCAAGTGTTATCTATTGGAATCCTATAACCTTATCTGAAAAGAATAAACTATTTAAAAAGTCAGATAATCTAAATGATGTAAGCATTCTTGCAGACATATTAGTTATGAAAGCTATCGACAAAGATGGCAACAAACTATTTACATTAGAAGATAAACTAGCATTAATGAATAAAGTAGATTCTGATGTATTGTCTAGGATAGCTACTGCAATGGTACAAGCTATCAATCCTCATGAAGTAAAAAAAAACTAAAGTCTGAGCCTCAATTAAAGAATTGTTTTATTGTAGCTGATAGGTTAAAAATACCTTTAAGAGAAGTTTTACAAATGGAAGAATGGGAGTATAACCATTGGTTAGGCTATCTTTTATTAGAACAAGAAGAACATGAAATGGCTATGAATAAAGCAAGGCACAAATAATGGCACAAAATTTAGTATTAAATATTTTAGCAAGAGATAAAACTAGACAAGCCTTTAACGGTATTCGTGCTGGACTTTCTAATTTAAGAGCATCTATATTTTCAGTACAATCAGCATTGATAGGTATTGGTGGTGGACTTGTTGTTAGATCATTTATTAATGTTGGTAGAGAAGTAGAAGAACTAGGAATAAGATTTAATTTTTTATTTGGTAATGTTGAAGAGGGTCAAAAAGCATTTAAAGGGTTAATTGACTTTGCTGGTAGAGTTCCTTTTTCTCTTGAAGAAATAGCATCAGCATCAGGTAATTTAGCAGTCGTTACAGATAATGCAGAAGAACTACAAAAAGTTTTAAAAATTACTGGTAATGTTGCAGCAGTTACAGGATTAGATTTTAGAACTACTGCAGAACAAATACAAAGATCATTTTCATCAGGTATCGGAGCAGCAGACCTTTTTAGAGAAAGAGGTGTCAGAGCATTACTTGGATTTAAAGCTGGAATGGCAGTTACAACAGAAGAAACAATAGAAAGC